TGTCTTGAGGTAAAGCATTGCTTGGTGGTTGCCATGATTGCCTCGCTTTGCCGAGCCTACACTTACCCGGCCCAACCCTTTCTCTTTCCGTAACGCCACGCTTGCCAAGAAATTGTATTTCGCCAGCCGCTTATCTCCCTCCAGCCTGCTCTCATCAAAAAAGAATGAAGACTCTTTAATCCGAGACATATTGGATGGCAGTACCGGCGGCTTAACTTTTTCGTTGAGAATTTCCTTACTTGTCTTTAGCCCGCAGCTAATAGATAAACCTTCAACTAGTAGATGGTGACCAATTTCATCCGTTGTCGCATTTGCTTCATGGCCCATCGCAGTCTGCCTCATCATAATTAGGCCACGCTCCCCGGGCCACATTGTCGCAGTAAACGTCATGTGACTTTACCGCCTCAACGTAATCGCCATCACCTACATAGCCATAAGCCAACGTAAGTACAACCAACACAGCAAGCCAAAAATAATGCTCGGGTATATCTCTAAATATTTTCATCATGCCCTCCGTCAGACATTTTACAAATTATTTCCCGGTAGCCCCGGGCGGCTTCCATATGCTCTAACGACTCACTAATGAACTCAAACTGCTTGCCCATTAAGTAGCGCAGCCGCATTACCTCAACAGCCAGAGACATCTGCTCACTTGGCAGCAGAGACTTCCAATGGAACCTGCCGCTAATGAACGTCTCTAAGCGGTCATCGCTTACCGGGTCAGTCGAATGGGATGCCATGCTGTTCTATCCACCTCTGGTCTCTATATTCTGGTGACTTTTGTAGTGTACGAAATTCTTGTACCAAGTCACGCATTAAATGCTCATCATCTTCTAGCCGGGTGATAAGCGAAAAGCATAGGGCGCGGTACGCTTTGTACTTTGCCCTATAGTGTTCTGCCTCAGTCATGGGGCATGGGCCGCTTACGCGGCCTCGCCGTCATCAAAATCAATTGCGCGGAGGGCTTCAATCCACTCCTCGCGGGTGCCTAGCCAATAAAACGCATCTGCAAGCCTGCGCTGCGTAATGGTGTCCGGCATAGCCTCAACCGCCTGCGTTACTGTACATCTGTTAGCGCGCACCATCTCTCGACCATAAATGGTTAGCGGGTCACTGAGCCGACTTGCTAGGATGGCGTGACGATTCCACGCGCCGCCCTTATCGCGTGAGTTCGCTTTTAAGTAGCGAGCGCGGTAGTCACGGAATTGTTCCTTTGAGGTAATACCTTTGATGTTGCTCATATTAATACCCTCCAAGGTATGTGGGCCGCTTACGCGGCCATGAATGCGGTGAATGAATCGAAATCCTTGGTGTAGCCACCAAGATGGCACTTTTCTCTGGCGATTTGAAAGCGGTACTCGCTCGCTGCCCGCATTTTGTTGACGACTTGATCGAAAGGCATATCGCGGGGGAAGGCGTCAGCTTTGCCATAAAAAATCTTAGCTACTACGATCACTTCGTTAATTGTCATGCTCATATCTATACCCTCCAAGGTATCAATTAATTCAAACTACAAGACATATAGTACACCAATTTGTGTCCATGTACACCTGTTTTTTCTAGTTGAATGAAATGATTTTGTAGTCGGGATCTGCCTCAAATCTCTTTAGTTCCTCCCGATAATGCTTGGCTATCTCTCGCCGCAGCGCCTCGTTGGTCTTCATATGACCCCGGGCCTTCTCACGCAGTATCGCCATATGTCCCTCACCCAGCGTTTGCTCCAGCCAATCGTGGAACGCTACCGGGTTCTCAGTAAAGTAACGATGGCTGCTGTGGGTTAGGCTAACCGCATTATCAAGGGACCATCTCAGGATCTTAGCCCGGCGTCCGTAGATATGAGCGCACTCTAATACGTCAGTCCTACCAGTGTGCAGGCACTTGCCGTCCCTAGCCCGCACCGCCTTGCTAAACCAGATGTCTGCAGCGTCCCTCTTAACCGCCATCAGTGAACCTCTTTGCTCGCGTCACTTATGATGAACTCCATCTCACCCTCTAGCTCTTCTAGCTCGCAGCACAAGCAGGTCAGCCACACCCGGGTAAAGTCTTCCAGATTAACATCTACCGTAATGCCATCGGGCCATGTGTCGGTGTAAACGTCAGTCAGGTTTTTGTTTGTCGTGTTTGACATCGCCCCGCCAACAGCCGTGGTTAGGATCGCAACTTCGCCCTTGCCCATAGGCATCTTGAATACCGGGATCATGACCGCGGCCTCACTGTAATCCTACCCACTTCACCATCGGTCTTGTGGTAGGTAATAACCTTTGCGCCCCTTCGGCTGACCCAGCCGCCGCGGGCTGCATACGCATCTCTACCGCTTAGTGTTGGGTGCATCTCAGCGATTGCACCGCCATCTTCCACGACTCGCTCATGGTGGAAGTGACCAGAGTGTATGTAGCAGGATTCACTTCGCCCCCACATAGACCTAAACCTTGGCTCGCTTGCAAACAGCTTGTGCAGCTGCGCCAGCTTTACTTTATGGCCGTGATGAAAGCCGAGCATCGTCTCGCCATGCAGGTAAGCGTAGTAAGGGAAATCGTTATCAATCACCTCAAGCCGGGCGTCATCGGCAAACAGGTGTTTGATGTGCTTCCGCAGCCAGATGCTACCCGAGATGTCGTGGTTGCCCTCAGCAGATATCACTACAACCTTCTCAAACTTCCGCAGCATCATAGTGACGGCTTCAGTCATAACAGACATCGCCATCTCTACCAGCTTTCCGTAGCGGGTGTCGGCATCCAGAATATGTCCCGACTGTGGCGTGACGCTCAGTATTCCATCCCAGTGCAAGAAGTCCCCAAGCTGACACAACACTCCCGTGCCAGACTTTGGTGACGCCTTGATCATGTCGTTAATAGAATTTAAAAAGACATCCCGGGCGATCTTCATATCCCAATCATCGCCGGTCTCTGCTTCATAGGCGTACATACCCAAATGAAAATCGGTGATGGTCACCAGCGTTAGCAAATCTGAGTCGGTAGACTTAGGCGCTGCAGCTGGCTTAAACCTAGGTAGCCCCTCTTGCGCCGCCTCTAGTCTCTCAATGAGGATTTCAAACTGGCGCTGCTCATCTGTCTGAGACTTTACCCACTGGCGCACCGGGTTGCCATCTTCATCGTAAAACGTCGAGACGCCTTTGATTTTATGACCGTCAGGCACCGGGTGCAGCCAATCGTTTTCGGGGCTATAGCCTTGGCGCTTCGCTTTGTTCCTTACCGCCCTCAAATGTTCTTTTAGAGAACTGCGCGTCATGTTCATGACTACGGCGGCTTCATTCTGCGAAAGACCATCCTCTAAAACCAGCCTAACTGCATCGTTTTGTTTTTTTGTAGAGCAAAATTGAAGCAATGGGTGAGTCATATCATCCCCCTTTAAGTTTCATGTACTCCGAATCTTGTGGACAGGTAAGGCGAACGCCGTGATCTAGCGCCCACTCTAAAACACCATCCATGAACTCCATCATCTCCCCGCGGTCTAATCCACTAGTCTCTCGTACCTGCCCGGCTATAACCGTGTTGTTAATTTGCCGGTCTTCGGTTCCTAACAATTTGTATTTTATCAGTTCTTTCATGCGATCTTCATTTATATCTGCACCCCGGGCTGCAAAGTGTTCAGACATCTCACGACACCAAACATGAAACAATGCATTCTGGGACAGAGATCGCTTCGGCCTGTACCGCTTTACTTTCCACTCAACTGGGTACTCCCAGTTCCATTCGCTCTCCAGATACTTCTGAAAAAACTCAATGCGCTGGCGCAGCTGCTGCTTGTCCTTTACTAACCAAAACTCACTCATAGTTTCCCTCATTCCCTCAATGGGTCGTAATAGATCGTGCTTGATCTTGAACGCATCCGCTCTCTCCCGGAACGGGCCATCAGGATCGCCTTTCTTTACCTTCCTGCACAGCCGGTCAAAGTCGTGTTTCCACGCCCAGCCGACCATCTCAGTTTTGCCTGACTTCATGTTGCTACTACAAAAAACGTAGGCATCAACTGGGTAGTCAATTTGTGACGCCTCAACATGAGCGTCATGGTGCGCTTGTGGCGACACATTCCGCTGCTTAGTCTTCACATCAATCTTTATGCCGCAGAACTCTAAGTCCCACAAGCATCCAATATTTGACTCTGACACCCTGTTTGCGGCAAGCGCATCCCGGACAAGTAGTTCTGCCGCCTTCGCAGTCTGGTGACGCCCGGGGTCATTTACCGCGATAGACGCGCCATTGCTCCAGTTACGCATTAGCCTGCTCAATCAGAATATCTATATAGTGACGGGCTTTCTCCAAATCTTGTATACCGCCCTTTACCTTGTACCTTGATACATATTTGATGACCGCGTGTTCGCATATACCTAAATCATTTTGCAGCGCGTACTCCAGCGGCTGTATCTTCATGGTTTTGTAGTGGCTCCCGCCGACCTGCTCCGAATCCCATTTCATCTTTGGCTCCTTGGTAAATCAACTCTGATACTGGTGGCTGACTCTGACCGCTTGAACGTCTGCCCGGGACCATCGAACAAAGCGATAGTGCCTTCCCAGTAATGATGGCGCTGCTTGGCGACCACTAGCCGCTGGTCAACGCCTTCTGCCAACTCTGCGGTCTCGCGCTCACTGAGCATCATCCCATCCTCGCGCTTACGTTTTGCCATAGCCCGCAGCTTGTTGTGCCAAGTAATGATTAACAAGTGCGCCTGATCGGTGATAGTGCTGCCACCCCGGACATCAAACCGCGTAGGGATATACTCATCTCCGCCCTGCTGCGGCTTGCGTACATGGTGGACAATGGCGATGTGAACCTTGAGCGCCTCAGCCATCCCAATGAGTTGATTGAAGAACAAACGCTCCCGCTCCGGGTCATCAGTCACGCCCATGAATTGCAGGTTATCTAGCGCAATAATCTTGACCCCCCGCTTCGCCATCGCAGCAACGCAACCGAGCGCCTGCAGCGGAGTGACCGATCCAAGCGCCCGATACCACCAGATGCGCCCGCGGCTCCACTCCATAAAATCCTCAGCAAAATGCATTGCCACCGTGTCCACCGCGGCTGCTTGCTTGCACATCATTTTCGCAGTGTCCTGTAGCCGCATCTCAAACGATGCCAGCCCGACAGGGTGATACTGAGCAGCGTGTACCAGTATCTGACTCAGTAGTGTGCTTTTCTTGTGACCGTTGATGCCAGCCCAAACGCTAACCTCTGACTCACGCAGCCGCACCTTGTCATCTGTGTTGGGAAACGGCAGCGGCGTCCCGGTGGTGCCAGTTGGAACCTCTATACCCTCTAGAAACTCATCCTTAAAGGCGTCAATCCCGACAACGTCTAGCTCTTCGACTTGCGCGTAAATGTCTTGCAAGTCTTTATCAGTAAAGTCTTCCACTTCCCTCCGGGGAATCCGATTCATACTAAATACTCCGCTTGTTGATTACCTCGCTGGCGTTTCTTCTCCCGGGTATTCCACCCAGCAGCCGCCTGCACCCAATTGCTCATCTTGCTACGCCCAACCATCCAGTTCTTAGACTCATAGAAATGGAAAAATGACTCTGGGTCTACGAATAAATACCCACGCTCTTTACAGGCTGCAGCAATTTCTTCCAGAGACGGCGGGACAAATCGTTTTGATTTGGACCCCTTTTTATCTCTTCTAGTCTTATCTAATCTAATCTGCTCTGACTCAGTCATGATAGTGTCATGACTTTTCTTCGGCTCCTCCTCAGCTACGTCCTTCAACCTGCTGATTAGCTTACGCATTTCTGGATTTCCGGTCATTGATGAATCCAGCCTTCTGGCTATTTTTAGGCAGGTTATGATGCCGCCGTCATTCTCAAACAAATCCAGATTGACCATAAACGCCATCATCTCGTTTACCTTAGTCACTGAGATCCCGGTGTCGTGTCCGATAATTTCCGCGTCATGCTCTAGCTCAAAAGTGTACTTGTCGGGACTCACATCTCCCGCAATAAGCTCAACGCAATACCAGTACAGGCCGTACCCCTCCATGCCGTAAGCCAGCATCAGCCGCTTCAGCTTCGCATCCCTGTGCGCGTCAGTATCATGCTTTACCCACTTCACCGGACGCCCCCCTTACCACTGTGTCCACAAACTGGTTTTGACGCCCGCCGCGCTTTAGTGCTTGGGCATACCGCAGCTTGTCCTCCCGGGACAGCGTTTGGCCTGTCTTCTTAGCGTGTTCAGCAAGCTCCACCACAAAGTCCTCGACAGAGGCTCTAGATGGCCCCCTGAGCGATTTATAGTGCTGGTCGGTGTCAGGGTATAGGGCTTGCCAATCCAGCCCTACGGACGCTAGAACGTCGATTGCGCCGCATCCGGCGTAGCAGTTAATTAAGACCCTGCCGTCTTCTAGCTCCGTCACTGACAGCGAGGGGGAAAGATCCCCGTGCGCCGGGCAGGTAGCCATCCACTTCCCGCTGCCGGTCTTCTTGTACTTCTGGACGCGATCCAGAATATCTTGCGCTGACATAAACCCCTCCTATAGTGGCTCGTAGTCACTGAAAAACTCAGGTACACCTATCTCCATTGCAGAACAAAAATCTTCCACAACGCTAACCTTAACAGTCTTTGCGTTGCGCCATCTCACCACCTGATTAGGGTGTTCATCCATGAGGCGGGCAAGTGCGCGGGTGCTGACCCCGCGCTGATCTTGCAACGCCCGGATGCGCTTACCTACATCCATGCGATCCATAGCAAACTCCTAAAATGGGATGTCATCAGATACCGGCTCTACCTTAGTTTCCTGCTTGTTCTCAGGCTCCCAAGTGTCCAGCTTTGCGTAACCCTTCCCGGCCTTGCTAACCAACATATCCATGTTGATCCACTCAGCACCTTGGTTGGCTTTTAAATACTCAGCCATCCACTCACGAAATTGCGCTACGTTGATTGACAGCTTGCCGATAACAAAATCCGGCTGACCGTCACGCTTCTTTGGGTATAGACCACCGATTAACTCACTATCCATTAATAATCTCCTTACGTGCTGCGTTTACTTCATTTGAGCGTAGGTACGCCCTCTCTTCTGTGGTGAATACACCACCCTTTGATGGAGCCAGCCACAACGCCTCTTTCTGCGCGTCACTTAACTCCAGCCATGCCTCCGCAAATGCGAGGGCATCTTTTTCCACAAATGCCGCCTTCATGTAAGAGACGGTTTGCCAATCATTTCTCACGGCTTCATTGTGGGCCATGAGTGTAGCGACTTGGGAAGAAACCTGCTCATCAATGTTTTGCTGCGAAATGGCGTTGGCAACTTCGTCTGCTGAGGCAAATTCAGTACCGGCAAAGCCGCAAGCTGCGAGGCTTCTGCCGATTGCTGACGTTTCCGCATTTTCCATTGCACTTGTCTTGTTGATCTTAGATGCCGCCCGTTTCTCCTCCGCATAACCTGTCCCTCTTATGCGCTGGTCCTGATCTAGCACCAACGCCTTCATCACAACAGTTTCATCATCAGCGGAGACAAGCTCGGTCACAATAGACCACTCTGGATACTGCTCGTTAAACTCCGCTACCCGTAACGCCACGGTCTTGTACTCCCGACCATGAATCTTTACCACTCCATCTGTCATACCATCGTCCTCCGATCTTGCTCTTGCTCATGCCAGTACCGAGCGCCGTACCCAGCAGAATATGCTCGGTCATCGCCGGTAGCTGGCTTCCCTTCCTTACAATCCTGCCAGCCCAATACAAACTGGCTGACATCAAACAGCGGCCTGTTGCGGTAGTAACTATCAACGTACTCCTGCAACTCACTCTCTAGCTCAGACATACATCTCCTCCAGCGTCTCAACGACATCCTCTGCATTCAAAATCTTGTAATTAAACCATGTGCATTTGCGGACGGTGTACTCAACTTCTTCGACCAAAGTTTTGTTGCCCCACGCCTCATCAATGTAGCAACCGCCATTAATATCGTATTGCGCGTCAATGTCGTGCGGATCAGCCATCACCCAACAGCCTTGCTCTTCAACATCTACTATTCGAGCGCCGTTAATAATGTCCTGATATTCAGAGGCAGGCTCGTAGTCAATCCATATGGCAATCATTGGTCTGACTCCTTCATAAAGTCGCGCAAACGGTAAAGGTGGTCAAGGTCTAACTTACGGGCATTGAGGTAGCCGTCAAAATACTGCCACTGTTGTGGTGACCGCTCGCGGTCAATCGTATTCATAAAGTCGCCATCGGTCTGAATGGACTCTTGGATCAAGTCAATGATGTGTGCAACCAAATGCCGCGCACCGTTTAGCTGATGCTTGGCAACCTCCTGCTTTATGCTGGTTTCTATTAAAGAGTTTTTTACTAACTCTGCCGTAGCCAACTCTGCTGCTTGCTCAAATGCATTTTTCATAAAGACCTCCTAGCCTCGCTTTGATTTGAATGGTGTAAGATATCGTTTCTCAGAGACGGGCTTGCGCTTGCGCTCTCCGGTAGCAAAGCGAACGGACATCCACTTGCTGCCCTCCTTCTCTATCCACGCAACACAAGTACCGCGATCAGTTTTGTACCAGCAAGGCTGAAAGCCCCGGTTGATTACCTTTCGATAGGTCCACTGCATAGTCATTCCCTCCGTAGGAATATTCACCACAGAAGACAGATTACCACCTTTTAGTGTGCAGTGCAACAGTTGTGTGTGCGCTTAGTATGACCAGACGGTGGGGCCGGGACGGTCATTACACCAATCCAGATGGATAAAGCGGCTATCGCCTTTCTGATTGACGCCCACCCGGGGGACGCCATGTGCAAATGCTACGCGCAGGACCGTATGGGCAAGTCCACGGTCAACCGCTAGGTCAACCGCCTTACCTGTAGTGTGCGCCCCGGGCTTACTCTTGCGTTTTTCTATGGGATGCTGAGTGCAGCGATAACCACTAGAAACGGGAAGAGGGAAGCCGCAATCGTGGCGAATGCTATTGAGTATTGATAGCGCATCGTCGTCAAAGCGATAGATGTTGCAGCCGCATCTGCAGCGCAACTCATCCTCAGAAAAATAATTCACGTTTTGTTTTGTCTGACCTGAGTGACTATCTTTTCGCCTGACCGGGCAACAACGTATCCGCCCAATCCGATCTGCAAAAGTGTCCACGCTTCATCACGCAGCGGGTTTGGAAGCCACCCCAGAGAATCCCCTACCGCTAGGGCAAGGAAGGTGAGCATTGTAATGGGTCGCCACGTTGCTGTCACCCAGTGTTCTGATTTTGCTTCGGCTTGAACGATCCCGGCCTTAGCCTGCAATGCTTCAGTTTCGTAATCAAAGACTCGTTGCATCGCGGCAGCTTGTACATCTAGCAGATGGCCTTGCGCCTTTAACCGCTCTTCTTCTGAGGTATGAAGCTCATCAATTAACTCTGCGGCTGGCTTGAATATTCCAGAGATCAAGTCGGTTATTGATAGCATTAACTTTTGTCTGCCTTGTCATCTAGCTTTTCTAGAATTTTGTCCAGCTTGTCTTTTATGTCTTTTATTTCTCTGTCATGGGCTTGCCGGGCCATGTCCGTTTCGGTGCGTAAAACTGCTAACTGAGTAGAGTGATCTTGCTGCCGAACAAACATTAGCCAGAGAAACCCGGCTATTGGCATAACCACCCATCGCAAAACAGTTTCTAAAACGTCCATCTCAATCAGCACTCTTTAACAACACAGACGCCCGCCTCACTTCGGCTTGGTGCGACTTGCGGCAGTGATCTTTTTCTAACAGAAAAAAAATGGCGTCCACTAAAAACAACATCTTTCCCCAAAACCAGTGCCGCCTCTCTCGATAGCTTCTCCCTGATAATGACTCGTTAGGGTTTTCGCTAAGAAAAATAACAACATTAATTAACTGAGATAATGCATCACCACAGCGGCGGAGATAAGCGCCAATCCCAAAAAACCAATCACCACTGCTACCATCAACGCGCCACATAATAAAATTCCTTCTACCGCCTTTAGTTGCAAGTCACTACGACTTTGTTGTTTGAATCTGTGGTGATGACGCAACCGTTAGCCTTCATCATGTCCTGCATAATCAGGTCGCTCTTGTTGAGGTAACTCAGCCAATCTTCGTTAGTCTCATGGATGCCCAGCATCCCCTGAATGCCTAAAGTCTCAGCAGCATCAAGACCATTGGTGCCGAGAGTCACAAGATTGTTCATCCCGTTGGTTCCAAGATTGTACAGGTTGTTCATGCCAGTAGTGGCGATAGCTGTATTGGCGTCAAAGCCTGCTGTAGCCGTATCAACGATGTTATCCATGCCCGTGACACCAAGGGTCACCATGCCATCAATAAACGGTGTGTAGTCCACATTCCCTAGCGCCTCATATCCGGCGGCTGCGGAATCAACAAACGCGCCATAGAGCGCCTGATTGTCTTTTGATTCAGCGGCGACCCGGGCAAGGTCAGTCTTGCTACTGTATCGGGCCATTGTCTTAGCCGAGTCAGCCTGCATCCACATCATGCCAAGAGACGTTACTGGGGACGCCAGCACAGACGCCCACTGGATAGCCTCGGACTGCTGCGGCATGGGCTGTATCGTCTGCGTCTGAGTTAATGCCAGAGCCATGACCGCTGCACTAGCCGCCTGCCCGTCACCGCTTGCTGCGATCTTAGATAACGCCTCAAACTTTGCCTGATGCGCCGCGGAACTAGCTTCAGCAGCCTTTTGGACCGCCTCGTAATACTGGCTAGTTGACCCGGCGCAGCCGGTTAGTACCGCAACACAAAAAACTACAAGAAACTTTTTCATTAGTATCGGCCCTCCCATACTCTTAGTTTGTCAAAGTCACCAGACAGCATTTTTTTCTTAATTACCTCTTTGCAAGCCTCGGTGTCATCCCACGTTAGCCCAGCCTCTTTTAGCCACTCAGCCATAAGGTGCATGGGGATAACCCCGGCTAATCTGTTTTCCCCGGTTGTCCCAACATTTGCCTCGCGCAGCTGGCTCGCCAAATCTAAGTAAGGCGTGTTGGCGTGAGTTTTTTTAACGATCACCTTGTCTTCGGCGTCATCAAAAATAATCTCTTCTTTAATCTTCATATTGCCTCCAAAGAATTAGAAAGGGGGGGGCGAACCCCCCCCAGACCACTTATGAGGTGGTGTTGTCAGCAATGATGCCGCTGGCCTTTTCATTTTTGCATACCAGTGACAGCTCAGTTACAACCTGTCGCTTCTGGTAATCGCCGTCCTTAGCGAGTGCCTCGTTCTTAGTAGGACGCAGCATAGCAACGCACCACATATCGTCTTGCATGATAAATACATCACGCGAGCGATTCTGTCGAGACGGTACAAACGTAACCTCGCCCCAAGGAGTCAGGTAAACAGCAAGATAGTTGCTGACCTTTCCGCCTTCGGCAGAGATTTGCGAACGCTGGTTGTTGTTTCCATCAAACCCAAGCGCCTTAGTCATCTGGAATGCACTCAAGTAGCACGTTTGGGGTGTGCCGCCTGACTCCCAGATTGACTGCATAACAGCGTCAAACTTGGTCTGTGAGAACGCAGTAGCAGTACCATCGTCAGTACGCGCATCAGTACCGTCACCCGTAGGGTTGGCTCCTGAGTTGCCGCTTTGAAGATCCACGTTAGAGATCAGCCACGCAGGTGCGCCAGCAAACTCGCGCGCAGTAGTGGCGTTGCCAGCTACCCGAGCGTTGTTGTCAAACAAAGCCTTCTCAATGTCTAGCTTCTGCTCTTTAGCAACCTTGAGGGTCTGGTAGGCCATTTCTTTGGATCGCCCAGCTTTATCTAACCCATCATCAGTCCCGGGGATGATCACCGAGTTCTTGAAAATTTGGGTGTAGTTGCCCCGGCGAACCGTAGCAGTGCGGGCTTCAGCAGCAGTCGCATCGCCTTCGATGTGAGCGTTTGCTCCGGCGGCGCGCAGCGCGTCTGTTTGCCACTCATGGTAGGTGTTAGTGGCCTTTACCTTAGCGCAGGCTGAGTAGAATGGCGTCTCTTCGGGCGATACGTCATATATGACATCGCTGAGATCCTCGCGGATTCCGACAGCATCATAGCTGTCAAATGTGTTGGATGGTTGTGCCATGATAAATTACCTCATTTAAGGATTAAATTAAGAGCGTCATCAATGCTTCCGCTCTTCTTTAGTTTTTGTCGAGTTTGTCGCTCGGCGTCTGTACTGGATCGCATCTTTTTAGCGCCTGCCTTTACCGTTCGCTTTGCCTTTGGCTTCGCTTTGGTAACAGCCTGCTTTTTGCCTGACACTAACTCTTGGTACTTGATGGCGTCGTTCAATACTCGTATTGCCCGGTGATCCATGACCTGACCAATTTCATTTACATCGTAGCCATAAATCTCTTGCCCCATCGTCACAAGACGGTCTCGGGCTTGAGATGCTGTGTCTGGCTCTGCAAACTCTGGCACTAATGCTTTCAGCGTTTCCATTTCACGCTCTAAATAAACGCGCTGTGCGTACTGCTCCGCCTGACCCTGCTGATGCACTACCTGCTGCAGCTGCCCGATCTGACCGTCATACGCTGTTTTAGCTTCATCATATTGCATCTTGGCTTCCATATATCCTATGGGGTCGCTGTCAAAATGCTCTTTT